TAATTTCCAATACCAAATCCATAACCATATGATTGTGCAGATGGACCAACGGGTTCATAAGGTTTTAAAGTTATACTACCACCAGCACCTACTGTACCGGTTGCAGCTGATCCCATTGTAACTGTAAATGTAGTTGGAGTTGGAACAGTAATAACTTGAAACTTTTTATCTTCAAAATCTGAAGCTGAAAAACCTGTACCACCTGGTAAAGTTACACTATCAAATAAAACTATATCACCTACGTTTATTCCGTGAGCAGCTGAAGTTGTTATAGTAACAGTTGTAGTAGAGTTTGTTGAAAGTGTTGCACCAGTAATATCAGCTTTCAAAGGTGTAATATCAAATAGTTGACCTTCAAAATATACTAATAAAAATTTATCAGTTCCTAGTGCTACGTATCTATTTCCATTTAAGTCTACGAATGCAAATTCTTTTCTTACCACACCAACAATTGTATCTGTAAGAAGAGATTGCCAACCACCTATTTTTTCTGGTAGTCCATATCTAAATCTAGATAAGTCTGAATCTGTCCAACGACCAACAGCACCCACTGAGGTGTCTTGTCTGTCTATTCCTGGAGCGAATTTAATTTGCTGAAGAGCCATCAGTTAGCTCCTATAAGTAAGCTTCTTTGTAAGCCCAGCCTCTTGTACTGTCTACATATACTAAAGATATAGTTTGACCGCTTGTAGATAAAGTTAAGTCAGATCCATTACTCATAATAGGTTGACCATTTCTACCTACTGTTACATTATTAGCAGCGAATGTTCCTCTAGCATCTAAAATAAAAACCTCATCACCAGTAGATGGTGAAGCAGGTAATGTTATTGTAACTGGGTTAGAAGTTGTGTTGACTAACATTTGATCACCCGACACAGCTGTGTATGCTGTTACTGATGATGAATCAATTGTGTAGTATCCTTTTTGTATAATTGTTGTAGTTGTATTTGTTCCATCTGACACACATAAAAGAGTTGCTGCGTTAGGAACAGGAACTGCTGTACCACTAGCTGTAGTTACACTTAAAGTATATTTAGATGCTGTTCTATTAGTTTCATCACTAATGACCCAAACTCTTTCAGAGCCAGAAGGCATAGTTAAAGTTGTGTTGGTAGATAAGTTACCTGATAATTTTAAATAAAAGTTTTTACCATTAGAAGACGCACCATCAGATAAAAGCAAAGTTACGCTACCACTAGCCATACTTAAATCTAAATAACCGCTAGTGCTTTGTTCTAATATTTGTAAATTGGTATTTGTAATACTGCCCCAGAGACCTGCTTTTTCTCCTGTTGCTACTAATTCTAATTTTAAATCTGTTGAAAATGTTGATGCCATAATTTTAACTTGGATCTATCGGTGTCCAAACCATATTTGCTCCTGGAATGATTTCATTCCATGTAATTATACCAGCGTCATTTGTAGCTAATGTTACTGATGAACCAGTAGGTTGTACAAGTGCCGTTCCAGTTATAGTAACATTTCCAGTCGCTAACGTCAATGCGTTTCCTGTAACTGGAGCACTAGCGTCTGCTGTTACTGTAAATGAGCCTATACCTAGTGTTGTAGCGTTTCCTGTAACTTCAAAATTAGAGTCACCGGTAATAGTAAGGGTACCAAGACCTAAAGTTAATGCATTTCCTGTTACGTTGTTATCGACAGCATCTGCTATAATACCAACGCTACCAATTGTGATAGTTAGTCCGTTACCTGTAGTTGATACTATTACATCAGAATCTGGTCCTGATGTAGCGAATGGTAATGCTGATATTGCGTCAAATCCTAAACTCATATAAATCCTTAAAAGGAGACAGTGAGGTATGTGGTGGAGTCACTGCCTCCATCTAAGGACTATATTACTTTTTGAACCAAGAGGGAAGTCCTAAATGTACACGTTTATCATATATATTTGTGTCGGCTTCTTTGTTTTTTTTATCGTTATAGTGTAGAAAAACCTGTGCACAATTATCACCTTGGAACTCTTCTCTCCAATGTTCTAATTCTTGCCCTCTATAAACTAGCATATCTCCAGGTTTTAAATTAACTCTAACACCTTTGTTATTACTAGATACAGTTATTTTTTTACCATCAGGTATCCCCACATTCTTTTTTGGTTCTAAATAAATTGGCCATGGATCACCACCAAGATTCAATGTAGTAGATATTTCACAGCTTAGTCTGTCTTTGTGTCTTGCTAACACATCACCACATTTATATATTCTTGCGTAAGAATAAGTCGGGTTAAGTTTTAATTTTGTATATTTTTCCATTACTGGTAAAGTTCTTATCAGTAAAGTTTCCATAGCTACATCTGCATAATGAGAGTAGGTATTTGGAACTTGGTCATCCGCCCACGTTCCCCACTCACTTGAAAATTGAGATATGTATCTAGAATCAAACAAAGTTTTTGCAACTTGTCTTTTCATTAAAAAATAATTGTAAGCAAATTCAGCTATTTGTTTTGGAACTGCTTCTTTAATTACAACATATTTATTTTTTTGAAAGCTCATTTTTAATACTCCTTTCTTTTGATATTGATGTTTCAACAACTTTAATATTAAAATGTATAAATCTAAAAGGTTCTAAAGCTGGGTCCACAGCAAATTCATGGGGAACATAACCTGGAAAAATAATCATTGTACCGGGTTTAGGTTTGTAGTGAACTTGATCACTTCCCATTGTAATTTGTTCTTGATTTTTAAGAGGTAGTTTTGTCATCATTGCACCCATTCTTGGATCATGAAAAATTGGAAAAGATGTTTTCTCACTACATTTTAAAAAATAAAATCCTGATACATGTTGATTCCAATGCATATGAGTTGAATGGTGTCCACCACCTTTTTCACTAAACTCTTGCACCCAAAATTCTGTAAAATGTAAACTATGGTTTTCTAAATTAAATCCTTGCCAATCTAAAAACTCATAAGATCGTTGTCCTATGAATTGAACTAAATCTTTAACTTTAGGATCATTAGCAAAACTTTCACTATGATAAGACAAACCAAATGTACCTATATCTTTTTTCCATTGTGGTTCTTTTTTTAATTTATCTCTTAAATTTTTTTCTGCTTTTTTAATATATTTGTCTGTTGCTTTTATTGTAGATTTAAGAAACATTGGGGCTTCCGCAAACCATACTGGTGTATGAAAGTAAAATGAAGATTTAAAATCTACATGTCCTTTAGGTTTTTGAAGGTTACTTCCACTCGCTCCTTGTTTTATATTTTTCATATTATTTAAATGGCCAGCCTAGATTCCATATTACTAAACTATGCCTTACTCCTTTGGTTACTGGTTTGACTCTATGCCATACCCACGATGGAAATACAACCAAAGAGCCTTTTGGTAATATTTGTGTACACGTATGAATATTTTTTTTACTTTTATCAGGATCTTCATTTCTAAGATCAAATTCTAATTCTCCACCTTTATAATCTTTTGGATCTGATAATGATAATGTAACAGATAATTTTCTAATTTTTCCATTTGTCTGATCTTGAGTTGCATAAGGTTTATCCCAACTATCACAATGCCAACCATAATATTGACCTTTTCCATAAATTGTAAATTGACAAGATTCTGAATGATCCCATTCATAGTTCCAACCCGCTTGTTTATTTGCTTCGTGTATATACGGATGTAATTCTCTGTATATCCAAGGATCATTCATCCAAATAATATTAGAATCTCTTTTTTTCTTAATATCTTTTAATTCTTTATCTTCTAATGGTTGTTTGTTTAAATCTCTATCTCTACCAAAACCACCTGTAATGGCTTGTTGTTGTCTGTCTTTCGAAGCGTATCCGTATTTAACAATGTCATCACAGATTCTTTCTGGAACAGCAGATACAAAGTAGTAATAATAATTAGATATATTCATATGTAATAGTTAAAATAATATTAGTTTTATTAGAATTATTAGGAGATATCATATATTTTTGTGACGCAGGAAACATAATAAAATGATTATTTTTTAACGGAACATGCCAAGTTCTACCAGCTCTTCTATTATCATCATACTCTATAACCACTTCGGAAGAACCTTCTTCTACATCTACAGAATATATTAATGTGTAATCTGGTGAGTTTCTTAAATCTACAGCTTCAAGGTGATGTCTTGTAGGTGAGCTTTCATTTTCTTTATATACATTACCAAATGTATTTCTAGGTATTAAATTTTTATGAAACTCACAATTATAATGATCTCTTATATAATCTTGAAACCATTGTAAGGGTTGAGAAAATTCTACTTCATAATCTCTATATGCGTAGGCTTGTTCGTTATTTGATTTTCTTTTAGCTGTAATCCAAGATTTTACAATACTATGTTTAATAGCATTTCTATCTATCTCAAAACCTTTAGGTGTTTTAATTTCACCGTAATAAAGATCAACTTCTGTTAATACTTTCTTTTGCATACCTATCTAGTATGTAATTAACTCTAATAATAATGTCAAGTAAATTATCTAGCGACTTTATCCCAAGCACCTGTAGATTCATTCCACTCATATACATGAGTAACAACTTCTTCTTCAGATAATGTTGGTGCATCACCTACTGGTGACTGCCATCTTGCTTCTGCCGTATTTAGAACCCAACTAGCATAAGGTTTTTGATGAATAAATATATCATTATCCTCATCATAAGTCATACCTATACCAGCATAGTTACCTCTAAATGCTTTAGAATGATCACCTGATTGGTGTTTATTATTGTAAGTATTATAAGATGTTTTTTTCCATAAAGGCCAGTGATGGATTTGCTCCAAAAACTGTCTACCTACTTCTTCATCTTCAATACCATCTGCGTTCTGACAATCTTTGTCAGCCACAACTTGCACTGATATAACTTTACTGTTTATTCCTAGTTTTGCGTAATGTGCCATAATGTTCTCCTTATATCTTATTTGTTAATTCATTTCAACTATTGAAATTTATATCTAATCATTACTATACCTGAACCGCCAGTACCACCACCTTGATAGATACCTCCACCACCACCGCCTCCAGTATTAGCTGTTCCTGCATCTCCTGGATCTCCGCCTGGATATGATCCTTTACCTCCAGTTCCTCCACCACCTCCTACGGGAGCTGTTGGAGAGGATGGTCCATTAGGTGTTTTATTACTACCACCTCCACCTCCAGCAAAATATCTTACACTTGAAACTGGACCTGGTGTTCCGTAGCTTGGTGCTGTTGGACCTACAAAACCATCTGCAATAAAACTACCTGCGCCACCGGCAAGACCTCCTGGTCCTGTGTCGCCTCCAGTTCCAGCAGCTCCAGCTCCACCACCACCTGAACCACCATAAGCCCCTGGGGGATCTGATGATGCGGTTACAGGTCCACCTGGATTACCTTGAGGTGGACTTACAGGAGGTGTATTTCCTACTCCTGCTGTTTTTGGATAGGGTCCACTATAATTACCTCCACCACCTGAACCTCCAGTTGTACCCATATTAGTAGGACCACAAGCTCCAGATCCACCTTTACCACCTCCAGCTGATGTTATTGTTGAAAATACTGAATTAGCACCTTCGGTTGCTCCTGCTGGAGAACCTGTGCCACCTGCTGTGCCACCGGCTCCTATTGCAACTGGAAAAGTTCCTACAGATGCCGTTAAACCTGCTGGATTTGAAAGAGGTGACATAACTGGTGCAGCTATACCTGATGTTGGAGAATTAGAAAGTCTCATTCCTCCAGCTCCAGCTCCGCCTTGTCCACCTGCACAAGGTGTTGATCCTCCACCACCTCCACCACCTGCTACTACAAGATATTCTAATGTAGTTGATCCACTAGGTAATCCTGCATCCGTAACTGAAAAACATCCACTACCTGTAAAAATATGTGTTTTAAAATTTCCACAAGTAACTACAGCATTTCCACCAGATGCAATAATATATTCATTTCCTACTACAGTAGAATCTGTGTTAACGTTCAACCATCCTCTTGTTGCGTCAGCATAAATTAATGTTACTGATTCACCTTCTGTTGATAATGTAGCATCTATACATAGACCAGCTATTTTTGAACCTCCTCTACCAACAGTTACATTATTGTTATCAAATGTATTTGCATAATCTTTTATTGCAACAATATCTCCTACTGTAGGAGAAGATGGTAAGTTAATTGTTATTGCTCCTGAAGTTGTATTTAAGAAAAATCCTTTACCACTTGCAGCGGTAACAGTGCCTGGACTATTTGTATAAATAGTTGTACACCAATTAACTGAACCAGCTCTACCAAAACCCGATTGAGTAGCACCACAAGCTAAAGTTACTGTTGTGCCTGACTCACCTAATGTAAGTGTGC